ATCCCCAAGGAAAGCGTAATCAAAATCATTAAAAATAGAGATGTCATGTTCACCGAACTCCATTGTCCATCCAATATCAGTTTGACAACCGCTGATGGAACCGTGATACAGGGCAATGTTTACCCTATCATAATTAGTTGGAACCACCCAGTTGTCCTTATCAAAGACTGATAAAACATTTAGTGCAAAGGAATCATTCAGAATTGTTTCACCAGATTCTTTTAGAAGGTGAACATTTGGGTGCGCCAAAGCTTCAACAATAGGCGTAATTGCATCTTGCCTACTGCTATTCTTTATATTACCATCGTGGTTTCCCAAGATAATATAGGTGGGCGCAATGTCACCAAGATTGCGGAAAAAGTCGGTTGCCATCTCAACAAACTCTGGTGAAATCTGGGTTTTAGTATGGGCAATATCTCCGCAATGAACAATGCAGTCCACTTTTTGTTGACGTAGTTTTTTATACATTTGTTTGAATACTTCTTTATATTCAAAGTGATACTTTAGATTTCGTATGTGCGTATCAGCAATATGAGCAAATCTCATTTACACCTCGTTGTAAAATGCTGTCAATAGAATATTAGATTTGAAACTGTGTGTCAAGATTTTTTTTGATCTTTTGCATCTAGGTAAGCGGCAATTGCCATTTGTTGTTTTTTCTTCTTGCTTTTTCCTTTGAATTGCGGTGCCTTGGACTTCCGAAAGTCATCCACATAAGCACCTGCTCCATCGGATGGTTTTAGTTTTTCTCCAAGCCCCAACTGAGCTTCTTCTTTTTCTGGTCACTGCTCATTCATTTCTGATGGGACAAGAAGATAGTCTCGCATTTTGTTCAGCATGGAAGCAGACACAGCCATTTTGTTTGTCCACCAAGTTGGTAAAGAGCCGTCCATTTGTTCAAGTGCTTGTAGCATTTGACCAGCATCTTCAATAATTGTTTTCATTGCACGAACAGCAGAAGGCACATCATCGTGCCCATCTTCATTTATTGTTCTTGGCGAACTTGGCATTTCGCCTCTAGCAACATCTTCAACAACACTTTTGAGGAACTCAACTGCTTTATCGTGCATATCTTGTGGGTCCTTTGAAACAGGCTCCCCAGTACCAGCATAAACTTGATCTACATCTGTTGGAGTAGTCATCTCTTCATAAGCCATCTTGATTGCGACTTCAAGGTTTTCAAGAGTATCCACATCGATACTTTCGTTGACCTTATTGCCTTGAGCCTTTGAAAGTTCTTCTGCGATAATCTGCTTAAGTCTCGCTTTTGTTATTTTCATTTCTTTTTCCCTCTTTCTGGATCGTCGTCATTTTTAGCAGGGTGACCGTGACCCTCTTCAATGGTTGGCTCAATATCAGATTCTGTCAAATTTCTGATGATTGTATCGCCAAATTTCATATCATAAACGCCAATCTGTGCGTTCTCGTTTAGCGAATGCCAAAGGACTTTTCCAACAGCGTTTTCTTCGCTAATTCCGTATCTTTCCTGCAAAGCTGAACTCAGCTTTCCTTCCTTCATTCATTTATGTTTGAGGTCGTCAAGTTCCTTTTCTAATTCTTTCTTTCTAGCTTTCTCAGCTTTTGTAAGCTCTTCTGCGATAATCTCTTTCAAACGTTGTTTTGTAATTTTCATCTTATTCCCTCATAATGAATTTATAGCTTCGTAGAGTAAGTAGTTTTCATCATTCAAAAAAGAAGCCCTTGATTTCCTATGCAAAAATTCCTCTTTTGACATCTCGCCAACATCGGTATATGGGAGTATGTCAATCTTGTAAACTTTTACATCATAGGACAGCAATTTCTGTATGATTCTCCTCGTCTTTTTCTCTGCGTCAGGGTCAAGTGCCAAGTATACATCTGACCCGTGATTTACTATCTCTTGAAATAGTTTTCCGTCTTCCTTGATATAAGAGCCAAGAATCGGAATAGCGTTGGCTCCTGCGACAACTGCGTCAAATACACCTTCGACAAGGATGATATCTTTTGTCCAATCAACCATTAGCTGGTTGAACACAATATTCTTTGATACTGGTGGGTTTTTGTATTTGGGGAACGCATCACCGTAAGCTCTACCAACAAAGTAATTTAGATAGCCTTTGTCGTCAAACGATGGAATCATAACTCGACCAGCATACTCGCCTTCTGAACAATAGCCCATCTTCCATCTTCTAATATCTTTGTCAGTCACATCTCTATTTTTGAGATATCTTTTGACCCGCTTTGTATCGTAAGAATCTTTTGCGCCAACCAGAGACTTGAACTCTTTTGGCAAGCGAACCTTTACAGGTGCCTCTTCTTCCTCTTGTTCAAACAAAGTGTCAAAGTCTAATATATTAACACGCTTTGTTAGCTTGTCCCATTCTGCTAATTCATCACGAGAGCCAAATCTCCTGACAAGTCTGCGAATGTCATTGCCGCTTGTTTCGCAAATCCAGCATTTGTATTTGTTTTTTGGTATGTTGACAGAAAGTTTTCTTTTATGGTGATTGCAAAAGCCACACTTGAAGATGTGCTCTTCACCAGATACATAATATCTGCCCAAGGCATCTGCAAGAATGTTTACTTTTTTCTGCTCTGACAAATTTCGTATCCTGCTTTTGCTATTACAATACTGTCGGCAATGTCGTAGTATTGAGGTTTGAGGTTACCAGATTTTGTATACTCTACGACAAATTTAGGTTCGTTGTCAAGCAAAAATTTTACAACTTGTTCTTTTGCTTTTGTGCCTTTTTTGATAGTAATACCACAGGACTTACGAGCAGATGAGGCTGAGATGTGTTCTGGTTTTATTCCTAATTCTCTAAAGCACAGGTAAGTTACAACTCCGTTGAAGGATGAGAGCGTTGATAACGTCTTTGCTGATGAAAAACCAGACCGAAACATCTGGAGAGATTGTTCGATAAAGATATGAGTGATGTCGTAACGAGCAATGAGATCGTTTAGCTTTTTACAAACCAAACTGTATTTGGAGTATACGTCTGGATGGTGGTTCTTGTTTCTCATATCCCAAGCATCTGTTAGAACTATTTGCCCTCCTTTTGAAACAATTGTTGTTCCAATAGTGCTTGCAAAATTTCCTAAACCAAAACCGGTTTGTGTTCCGCCACCTAAACCAAAATTAATATCGGTTATTTGCCCAATAGTTTGCGCGCCCTCAATTGGAATATATGCAATAGAACAACGGCAATTTATCACTTCCGCAGCACCGCCGGCCGGATCGCCTGGAAACATCATTTGTTGACCGCCAACTAAAAATGTATTATTAGCCATTACAATTTGGCCGTCCGCTTCTGAATGTGTGTCGCGCGTTCTGTCGTCAAAACTTGCAATCCATTCTTTTTGCATTTGTTCCGGCGGAAAAATTGTTTGTGCGGCTTGCGTTGTTGCAAAGTTAGCCGCCGCCGTCGCTTCGGTACGAACAACGCGTTCGGCTTGCCATTGTGAATACCTATTGAATTGGTTTCGTAATATTCGGCCACGTTCAACCGCGCCCAATGTCATAAACTCCGAATCACGCATTAAACGTTGTGTTATATCTATTAATGTTTTTTTAGCCGTTCCGCTAACTAATGTAACACGTTCCGCGCCCATTGCTGAACCAAACGCGCCGAATGCATCGCGCCATATATCGTCAACCGCTGACGTGTCAACCGCTTTTGTAATAAACTTTTGAAAATTGTTGACGTACCATTTAGCGAAACGCATTCCAATATCGGTGTACAAATCACGATATATTTTTAATAAATCTTTATTGTCAAATAATAATTGGAAATTTGTTTGGCCGTCTGATATAAACGATTCAATGCCTTTGTTGTATTCACGTTTATAAAAACGCTTTACAATAGCGATTTGCTTTTTTTCTGCAATATCCAATTGGCGTTCAAAAGATGATTGCCATTTGTCGCGGTCAATTTTGTTTTGCTTATTTAAAACCTCGTTTTTTTTCAAACGTTCATATTGTATATAACAAAACGCAACTCGTTGTTGAATGTCCGGAAAATCGCGAATGGCTTCCGCATCAACAACACAACGCGCCACAAAATTTGATTCGGATTCGTTGGGTTTTGGTGTTGGCATTTATTCGTTTATTTCGTTTAATTTTTTATTAACCCAATCACGCATTGCAGTTCCACCCCATAAATTCCAGGAAACAAAACCATTGTCGCGCCACGGCGTATCTTTAAAACGGTCCGCAATTGTTTGGTTGCCCTCGTGACGTGCAAAAAATGATTTAATGCGGTTTAACATTTCAATTGTTAATGGTTCGCGGTTTGCTAACATTGACGCACGACGCCACCCTGTTGGCGTTCCGGCTTGTACTTCGTCGCCGTATTTTTCGCGCCATTCAATCATTCGTTTGGCGTTATTCGTTGCGGTTTGTGGATAATCTGAAAACGTTTCGTTTTTTTCTGTTGGTTTTTCTTTGCTGCTCATTGGGTGTCCCTCCGGCAATAAATCGGTGTCGTGTTTGCCACTTCTAAATTTGCCGTTTCTTAATGCGTATAAAAATGAATTAACGCGAGCCATTGCCCATTGTTCCGGCGACGATACCGACGGCCGTACACTTGACGGATTTGTTCGATACGCGCCAATGCCACGTTCATAAACTTGAAATAATACTGAAACCGTTGTTTGTTTGTCTTCGTCGTCGCCAACTTCGTCGTTGTGTTCGTCGATTTTATTTTGTAACGCTAATTTAAGGCGTTCCGAAATTTCTTTTTTTTTTACGTTTTCCGTATTTAAAAATTTATTTACATCAACGTCAATGTTTTCAACCGGCATTTCAATATCGTTTGATTGTACCGGAATAAGATTTGCCGGAATATAGTAATCATCTAATTGTGAAGTTTGTTCGTCTTTTCCGTAATTCATAGCGGCGCGCTTTTCGTTTGGTGTCAACCACCACGCTTTTGTCAATTGGTCCACGACTTTGTCCGTTTCCTCTTGTAACTCCGGAATAACTGAAAAATCAAATTCAATACAAAGTTTGTCCCCAAATTTAGGCGCCAACCAACGATTTAATTCGTCTTTTATTTTTAACAATTCCGGAATGACCGCGTTTTGGTATAATGCCTTTTTAGCTTCTTTCATGTTGTTATATGACGCGGAATCGGTATTGTTTAACAATTGAACCGGTACGTTGTAAATATTACATAAATCTTTAATACTCGCGTTGTATTGTTCAATCAATGAAACGTCCGCAGCATTCAACCCAAAATTAACCCACGACAATTTTTTCGGTGTTATAATAACATCGCCGGCATTGTCCGATCCTTGAAATTGTTTTCGGAATTTATCTTTTAATTG